TTCCTATCAAGGTCTGAGATGTGGTTCACAAGTGCTTTCTGCTGGTCTGTCATGTCTTCAAATGTGTATTCCACATCGTCAACAAATACAGGCGTTTTCTTTTCTGTTGCCATTTTTTGTTACCTTTTTTAGTTGTGTTTAAGGGATGGTTACCCATCCAGTTGTATTATCTGTCTTATAAGCGTCTTCATCCCAGAAAGCAACGCCATCTGGTTTAGGTAAGGGTGCTTCCCAAATACAAGATTCTTCATTTAAGCTCCAGCTTGGGAAGGGCTGGGGCGATATAAAAGCATCCCTTGCGGCATCGTAAGTAAAACCGATACCTGCATAGTTTTTTCGCAGTGCTACCCCGCCATCCGGTTCACCAGTTTCGGGGCTGTAATGAACTCCACCCCGCGTGTTATATGAGGTCTGAACCCAAGTGCCTTCTTGTGTATCCACAAAATCCTGTTCCGCAACAATGACTTGCGTAACCAAACCGTTTTCAATTTTTGCAAAATGACTCATGCTGTATATGTTCCTGAACTTGTAAACTTAACAACAGTATAAGATCCATCGGTTGTAACTGTAGGGGAGCCGGTTGTGTTACCCGAATAATTTGCAGTAAGCATTCTTAGTATAACAACGCCGGACCCTCCATTGTTAGTGTAAGCCCCGCCGCCACCACCAGTATTTGTGGCTCCCGGTGAAGAACTGAATATACCACCTCCACCACCACCGCCAAGACCGCCAGTAGTGGACGCATAGGTTGCGTTGGGGCCTGTACCGCTACCTCCACCACCACCGGCGTAATAAGTGCTTGTCCCTGTAATACTAGAAGCTAGTCCATTACCTCCGTTTCCTGCGGGGCCACTATTATTAGATGCGTTTCCTCCGGCGGCTCCTGCACCGCCTCCACCACCGCCGTTCCAATAATAAATGGTATCCCATATTGCAGAACCTCCAGCATTACCTTGACCAGATGTGCCGCTACCGCCATAGTTAATATATGAAGTGTCATTAGCACATCCGGCTCCTGCGCCAGAACCACCACTAGCACCGTCAGAACTAACAATAGCCCCGCCTCCACCTATAGATGTGATTGTGTCAAATACTGAATTGCCGCCGTTACCGGAACCCCCTGCACCAACAGTAATCGTATATGTTGTGTATGGCTCAAGTGTATACCCTGTACCGGTTCTGAAGCCACCAGCACCACCGCCACCGCCACCGCCATTGTAGCCACCAGCACCAACGCCACCTCCAGCAACAACCAGATACTCAACATCATAGTCTTTAGGGATGGCCTGTACGCCACACAGTAACTGAAGAGAACCTGCCATCAGCTTATATTTCCTGACATGTAGACAGCAGTGCCTGAAGTAAATAACAGCGTACAAATCCCTCTTGGCTCAATAGTAACAGTACCCCCACCGCCTTTTTGCGTGTTATCACCTGTAATGTACGCATTAGTGGTACTGCAAGTAATGGTTTTTGGACTGCCATGTTGACAGAGGATGGTTACTACATCCCCTTGTGAAAATACAGAATTTGGGATGGTAATTGAACCGCCACTAGCTATTGCTACATACCGCCCAGCATCAGCCGCTTGTAGAGTGTACGCAGATGTTTTTGTTCCACTTACTTTTGGAACATCACGGACGTTGCCGTATTCGTCAGATATGCTTCCGGCAGTAGTTACGTCACCAATATTAATAAGGTTTCTATTAACATCTACTATAGCAGTGCCATCAATCTGTAGATTCCCGTTAAGAATATTAACTCCAGATTTACCGTAACTTTGTCCACCACCATCTAATTCAATTCCAGTAGGCCAATCAAGTTTTAACTGGTCATAATTGGGGCTACTCCATGTTCCTGCTGTTCTGTATATAGCGTAACCAGCATTACCAGTGTGCCAAAAAATACCTTCATTATATGTTGCGTTATGGCTAACCGATGAACTAGCACCAGTCTCATCTGTGCTAATAGCTATATTGTAAGTGCCGTTTCCAACTGTTAGTGCGCCGCCGTTTACGGTTAAATCACCAGTGTCTATTTCAACATTGCCGCTAGAGTCAATGCGCATGCGTTCTGTTACAGAACCAGCGTTTTTGTTACTAATTATTAAAGCGCCCGTAACATCGTTGTCGCGGCTTATATCCCAATAATAATTAGAAGAAGCACCAAATTTAAACTGAGAAGTTCCTGTGCCTTGATATACACTCAAGTTTCCTTCGTTTACTTCAACATCACCACCGTCTGTGTATAAGGCGTTGCCAGAACCGTTGTTGTCGATAACGACTGTGTTGCCTGTGCCATTATTGTAAGCATAAAAAGCATTACCTGTTGCAGATGCGTTATGTACTTGCGAACGGAAAAGGCCAGCCGCAGAAAAGGAAGCAGAATTACAATAAGCGTAAATAGCGCGTCCGGTAGTGGCTACGTCATTCCTAACGTATATAGCGTGTTCCGTGGTTGCCTCTGAATCAATGTACAACCCATCCCCATTACCATCTTGGTCGATGAATACACCGTAGCCTGTGCCTTCGTTTAATACACGAATACATGTCGCAGATGCACTTGCGCTATTTACTCTTGCGTAAAGACAATTTCCTCCAGATGCACTTCGGTGGTCAAAAAACCCTGCTGCACCAGTAGTTATAGAATCAGCGTAAACGTGTAGTCCGTAAGTGTTCTCTGCTTTAGTGGTTAGATATATGCCCTGATTACTGGTGGCCTCACTGTCAATAGCCAGTGCCATGCCGTTACCATTCTGGTCAATTAATACGCCATAGCCTGTGCCATCGTTCTTAACTTCAAGCGCAGTCCCCGTAGAAGAAGCGTGTTCTATGTTAATATTGACACCGATGCCACTGAAAGAAGATGAATTAGTATAGAATCTAGCAATGTCACCAGACGTTTGGGCATCTGCAAGAACGTCAAGCACTCTGGAAGTGGTGCTTTCACTGTCAACAAACAGCGCAATACCGTTATTGTTCTGGTCAATGAATAGACCTCTGCTTGCACTGCTGTTTACGATATGCAGCGGATAGGAAGGCGTAGTGTTTATGCCGAGTCCGGTGGAAGTAATATTGGCTACATTTGTTCCATTGGGTCTAAGCTCCAAAGTACCGCCATTATTTCCAATCTGTGCGTATCCCGTACTATCTGTGGTAAGGATATAAGCCCCTGCGTCTGTGCTAACAAAATTTGAAGTTATGTTTGTGCTTCCAGAATAAACTTCAAACCTATAGGTAGTAGGCGTACCACCTATGCCGACATTGCCGTTGGAATCAATAGTTACTCTTGTTGTATTGCTTGTACCAAACTCTAGAGAACTATTATCAACATTATTAATTACAGCACCTGACCCAGACGCTGAAATGTTAAGACGGGTATTACCATCTCCTATGTTTACAGTACCATTCACGTCCAATTTTTGTGAAGGCGTAGTGCCTATGCCGAGATTGCCTGTTTGTATTTCCACGCCACCAGCAGAATTAAACTCCCAAGTGCCTGAATTGTTGTTTGCGTCATAGCGCAGTACAGATGTTGATTGGTTGCGGAAGTTTATGTCGCCGGGGGATGTTGGGTGGTTGTCGGGGAACAGGAGAATGTTGCCACCACTGCTTGTTGCAGTGCCACCAGATATACGCAAAACTTCAGTGTCGTCACTGGAAACAATATCTAGAGCAAGAATAAGGTCATTATCAAAACTATACCCACTACTCGCACCCGCAAAGGCCAGAGAATTAGCAGTGAAGGTCTGAGTAACATCCCCAGCACCGTAGTTAATGACATCGCCATCAATTACGATATTGTCTACGGTAACAGCAGTAAAAGTGCCAGCAGCCGGGGTTGTCCCACCGATAACAGTGCCGTCAAGGGCCAGCTTGGAACTAATGTCTACAACCGCGCCGCCAGCACCTGCGCCATCGAGATAAATAAGTTTATTAGCGCCATTGGGGATGGTTACTGTGCCCCCGGAACCTTGCGCTATAGTAATTGATTGACCACCGGTGGTAGCATTTTCAATGAACATGACCCTAGACATATCGTTAGGGGCAATAGTTAATGTTCTAGTAGCAGTTAGCGTGGCAGAGGAAGTTACCTTGAAGTACATTGACCTTGCTGGATCAGTAGCGCCATCAGCAACGGTTGTAGTGGCATCTGCGTCAGAAGCAAACCCATCCTGTGTGGCATAGCTAAGAGACTCGGCGATAAGCTCTAGGTTAAGGTTCGAAACATCGCCCCAGCTACCGATCTCGTCGCCTGTAGTCAACTCTGTTAAGCGTAAATCATTATCGTAAGTAGCCATGTTCGCACCTAATTAATCTTTAATTTCCCACTTCGTTAATCTTGTAATTCATGTATTATCTAAGCGCTGGCCCGGTAAACCAAGCAACCAATGACTGTCTACTACCCTTAGTAACCGGAGTTACCTTATGTGGAGTCCACGATGGGAATACCGCAATGTACCCCGCCTTCTTCGGGACTACAATATCGTGCCCAGAGGGGGACAGGATTAAATCTCCCCCCTCGTATTTGGAGGGGTCTGTTAGTTGCATGATAAGAGATAGTTTCCTCGCTGCCTCATGGCCAGAGTCTTTATGCCAGTCGTAGTGCCCCTTCTCCTTTGCCTTGTAGTTGCAAAGCTGGATTTTCTCACTAAATCCTGTGAGGTCTAACCCAAAGAATTGGGCGTTAAGGCTCGCCGCAACATGCCCGATGGCATCGTATATCGGGATTGTATTTTCAGTCAGTTCCATCCAATGTAGCTTTGTGCTTCGGACACGCTCGTCTTCTGTACCTTGATCTACAAGGCCAGTGCCCTTCCCTTTAGATGCCATTTTCTTGACCATGGCTATCTCCTTGTCGCTTAATGCACCTTCCCAGTAGGCCCATTCTTCCATCGACCTTTGCATTGTCGGGATGCTGTAAAAGCTCATAAATTATCCTTTGTTATTCTTGCCACTGCCCAGATTCCTCATCCCATATATGGAGCGGGGTGGGTTGGGGGATTGGCGCTTCCCAGCTTGCTGTTGCTTCGTCAAAGACCCAACTTGGGTACGGTTTAGGCGGAACGAACACATCGAATTCTCTAAGATATAGGTACCCCACCCCCGCGTAGTTGCCCCGCAGTGGGGGCTTGGCGTTCACTTCCCCGGTTTCCCGATGTATATGTTGGTTCCGCCGTGTATTGTAGGAAGTCTGAATCCATTCGTGCCCCTCTGGTGTGTGCGCAAGAGTGTCTATGAAGTCTTGCTCGGCAACAATGACAGAAACGACAATGTCGTTTTCGTCTACTAACGCAAAATGGCTCATCCTCTATAGCTCCCCGAACCTGTAAATTTAAGGTATACGTAGTCTCCACTGGGCGTAGCTGTTGCAGGGCCTGTGTACGTACGAGAGTAATCACTTACTGGAATTTTCAGGATGACTGCGCCAGAGCCGCCATTACCTCCGGCTACACTCGGTTGAAATTGGAGGTAATAGCCCCCGCCTCCGCCACTCCCCGTATTAGCTGTAGCGGAACCGCCACTGGTACCGGCGCCAGAGCCACCGCTAATCCCATAAGCAGGTCCTCCGCCGCCCGCAACAGACCCTTGTGAGTTCCAATCGGCTCCCGGGCCACCGGCACCATAGTCATCATTTGGGTATGCAGGGCTAGATCTACCAGCGCCCCCGGCTCCACCACCACCACCGGGCCTAGGCGAGCTCAATTCAGGTATGTATGTGCCACTGGCCCCCGGATAGCCCTGTGAGGGACTTGTGGACGGAGTGTTACCAACCCCTCCCACGGTGTTGCCTTCTCCACCACCGCCTGATCCGCCGGGTCTTCCGCCCGCTGACCCACCACTGGCACCACCAGTGCCGCCGCCAGCGGATTCAAAACCATCAAAACTTGACGCGCCACCCGGAGAACCGTCGACGGAGCTGGCACCCCCCGTACCCCCTGCGCCAATGGTTACGACGTAAACCGTGTTTGGGTCAATAGTTTTTACATCAGACCTAAAGCCGCCAGCGCCTCCACCGCCACCATAAGTGCTAAAGCCGCCAGAGCCTCCACCACCAACAACTAGGTAATCAATGTTGTATGGAGTACCGGAAGCATTGATCCCAGAAAATAAAGCAAGTGCGCCTGACATTATCTAACGGCTCCTGCAATGGCGCAAACTGTGCCTGATATAAAGAAAATGCTGCACAAACCGCGCGTGATTAGTGCGACGCTTTCAACGTCTGCGTCTGTTCCTGATTTATACGCAGTGGTAATAGAACAAGTAATAGTTATGTCACCTGTTGTGTTGTTAAAAATATTGACAACATCGCCTTCACTGAAAGTAGCGTCAGGTATCGTAATTGAGCCGCCCGTACCTACTTGCACATACTGGCCTACATCATCGGTAGCCAATGTATAACTAGATGTTTTGGCCCCCACCGGTGGGATAGTACGCAAATAGCCATATTGGTCCGCGATGTTACTGTCAGTGCACTCAAGACCGTAACCTGTACCTGCAAGGGTAACGGTAATGCCGTTAGCAGAGGTAGCCTCACTATCAATGTTCAGTGCAACGCCATCACCATTCTGGTCGATGATCATGCCCTTGCCCGTGCCATCGTTTCTTATATTTGCCGCGTTCCCTGTAGCTGAAGCGTTTTCAACTATTACTCTGAGTAAGCCGCCAGATGATGAAAAAACTGCGCTATTACTATATGCGTAAATACCGTTACCAGTTGTCAGGGTATTAGCATTAACATATAAACCGTATGAAGTCGTTGTCTCTGTATCAATAAACAGCGCAGTTCCGTTACCATTCTGGTCGATGAATACGCCGTTATCGGTGGTAGTGTTAGTTACAGTAACAGTATCGTCAAAACTATAAGTGCCACCAGCAAAAGCAAGCGCATTAGCACTGTGCGTGATGGTAACGTCGCCAGCGTCCCAGTTGATTACACCGCCGGAGGCGAGGAATAGGTCTTCAAAAGTAGTAGCGTTTAAGGCGTCCACTACAGCCGCACCGGAACCCGCACCATCAAGATATACAATTTTTGTCTGCCCACTGGGTATAGTTACATTGCCGCCAGAACCCTGCTTAATCCTAATACTTTGAGAGCCAGTAGTAGCATTTTCAATAAACATGACCCTAGACACGGTGTTGGGGGCTATTGTGAGTGTTCTAGTGCCTGTAAGGGTTGCGCTAGAGGTAACTTTAAAATACATCGCGCGGGCAGGGTCAGAAGTGCCGTCTGCTATAGTAGTGGTAGCGTTGGAATCACTGCTGAAACAATTTTGGGTAGAATATCCTAGAGACTCGGCAATAAGATCGAGGTTGTTGTTAGTGCTAGTGCCCCAAGTACCGTCTTCGTCACCCGTGGTGATTTCTTTTAGGCGTAAGTTGTTAGTGTAAGTAGCCATTATTTTTTACCTCAACCTATTGTCTGGCCTTGTGCAGCAGGGACGCTGGTGGCGTATACCTTTAAGTTTTTCTGTAAGTTAAGTGCTTCCCCGCAATCAGAGCAAGTATCCGCTGATAACTCAGATTCGTCCAGATCAAAGCCACAGTTTGCGCACAAAATCTCAATTTCATGCTTGGGGTCTATACCGCTATCTAAATTAACTGCTTGTGCTGTAGTCTTCATGCCGCAATATCCGTCCAGTTTGCTGTCTGACTGGGGTTTATATCTGTCCAATTTGATGTCTGGTTAGGGTCTATTTCCGCCCAATTCGCTGTTTGGCTTGGAATTATCAACCCCCAAACCGATACGTCTCCAACTCTTCCGGTAGCTTGTACTCCTATAGGGTATAGATTAACGGTAGTTATTATAGAAACTACACCTATTCCAGTAGTGCCCGCAACGCCCGTAACGCTGGCATTAACTTCAGTTGAAACACTTGGAATACCTAGCGCAGTAGTCGCTTCAACTCCGGTTACACTTAGAATAGCATCGGTCTTAACCGTCGGGTTACCGACTTCAGAAGTAGCTTCAAGACCTGTCGGGAAGACATTAGCTTCTCCAATAACAATAACGCCACGGTCTGTTTCGTTAATGATGTCGGTGGAGCCGTTAATACCGTCAAAGTGTAAAAGTGAATTTGTATCGCCATCTACTGCGTAATTTGCAGTCGGCTCTGTGAAAGAGGTGCCTCCATAACGAGCAACGGAAGACAGCCGCAGCTCATCAATGTACCCATTGAAGTCACCAAATCCATTTTTACCAATAGCAAAAACGCCATCATCTGGGCGGTTTCCAGTAGAACTGGACTGCTCTAACACCCCGTTGATGTAAAGCCTGTGAACATTCCCTTCTCTTTCAACAGAAATCATAGTCCAGACATTTGGAGAAATTCTGGTACTAGATAAGAAAAGGGTTGTTGATCCGCCGACAACGCCTTGAACCTGATTACCGATCAAATACACATTAAGCAGAGAGCTTGTACCGGTCTGCCACAAGCCTTTGTAGCCTGTAACATTTGTCGGACGAATCCACATATCTACTGTGAAATCACCGGAACTTAGGTCAATGTTAGTGTCAGAAGTTACAAAGTCGTCCGTGCCATCAAGCAGGAGTGAAGATGGGCCAAACTTAGCTTGGGCCGTGGAAAGCTGCGCGGTTCCATCTGCCGTAAATGCCGGGCCACCGCCCGTTGGTATTATAGCCTCTGCGGCAACGCCCGTAACACTTACATTGGCTTCATGCGTTACAGTTACTGTGCCTAACGCCGTAGTCCCGGCAACGCCAGTTGGGTAGACATAATTTACTGTTTTTGTAGTAACAGTGCCTAGTGTCGTGGTGCCTTGAACGCCAGTAACACTAAATCTAGTATCAGTAGATACGGTTTCTTCACCAAGAGACGTAGTGAGTTCGAAGGCGTAGCTACCCTCACCCCACGGGCCAAAACCCCACGGGCCTCGACCCCAACCCTCAAATACGACTCTTACGTCAGCCATATTAGGCTATCCGTATAATCGCGTTACTAGCGTCCGCTGTTGGGAAAATAATAGTAAAGTCGCCCGCAGAGGATGATTTGTCAGAACCAAAGTCCAACACCGCAACAGACTTATTAGACTGAGTGCTGTTGTAGATCAACGCACCCCTAGCAGTAATGGTAGATGTAGACCAAGTAGTATCCGCAAAGTCAGTAAACGCTGTGGTGCCTGAGCTTGTAGGAGCTACAGTAGTCAGTGTATTACCACCAGCACTATAACCAGTGCCAGATGCTTCGTTTGAAGTGCTGTAAGCCGTAGTAGTTGCGTCCAGTGTTGCAGAGCTAGTAAACAACGCTACCTTCATTGTGTCAGCGGTCGTGCCAGCACGGGCTACAGTAGTCCCAAAGGCGTGAATGCCGTTAAGCAGTTCAACCTTAAAAGACGTACACATTGCTTGTGTAATTGCCATGATAATTACCTCATAATTTACTGATAATTCGAGCCAAGTCAGCATGGCCCTGTTGTGATAACTCGGCGCAAATAGTCGTCCTATCTGAGCGAATAGCCTCTTGCATATAGAAGACCAGTAAATACTTAATCCGATCCCTATACGCGTATGCTTGAGCTTTAATCGCTGGATCGGCGGTATCGCTAATAGACAGCATCTTTTCCAATGCCATCTCAGCAAGCTCCTCTGGCGTGTGCCCACGGTTCTGCGTAGTAACTACCTTTACTTCAAACCCAATATCATTCTTTGCCTCTGTGCCCAGCATTAAGCTACCTCTTTTCTAACTTGCCCAGAACGATAAGCGTCTTGCCGCATCTTGCCGTCGCCAAGATTCTTAAGCAAAAGAACAGCTTGCGAATACAACTTCTCATACAAAGCAATCATATCAGGCTCACCTTTAAGGAACCTAATAGCCTCAATAAGCGCACCATTTAGTAGGGCGGAGTCAAACTCATCACCCAACCACGTAGTCCCAGTCGTGACAATAGACTCCGGGTAGTAACCATAATGAAGCTCTACTACGTAATTGCTGTCCGGTGTCGGTCCTAAAATGAACGCAGTATCGTCAAAGAACGCATAGTGTTTAGGTAACCCAGTAGTGCTTGGGCTAGGGTACGCTTCACGAATAAAGTTTACGTCTTTGTCTAGCAAATACTGAAAATTACCATCGTCATCCGTTACAGCTAGAGAGAATACGTACAGCATATCCGTTGGGTATAGCAGGTACTTATTATTAGCAGACACACTACCAATCTGATTCCGACGCAGTTCAGGTATCTGAACAGTGTTATATATAGTCTGTTCGGCCTGTTGCGTGAATAAAGCAAGCTGGTCATCTGTGAATGTATTCTCACAAATGTCTTGTATATTCGTCTTTAATTCGGTGTAGTTCACCAGAATTACCTCTTACGCCATTGGGCCACGGGCTATCGTACCTTTAGTAGCCGCACCGTTACCGCGAGTTTTTACACCGCTAGTCTTCATATCAATCGGCTGGTTACAGCACTCTACCTTATATTTTTTTGGCTGGTTTGGCAGTTTCTTTACTTTGGGCGCTTTCATTATTCGCTCCTAACTTGTTGTTACTGTTACAGTTCCTAGCCCACCAGTACCTTGTAGGTTGTCTGGAGTAAGCCCGTCATTATTGTTTAATCCTACAGGGTTCCAACCCCATTGGGTATCCCTACTTGCCGCCAGCTCCGCAGTGTCAGGGCGCGGGTCTCGCACGGCCTGTGGGTCTTCTATAACAAACTCTCCCAGATGTAACTGGGGGTGGTCCGGGTTCCAACATTCAGGGCACGCCTTGATGTTAGTCTCTTTACCCTTGCGAACCAGATTAGTGAGTTGACGCAACCGGTACTGGAACCCACACACATCGCATATGGCGATAGCGTTGACAGCGGCGGAATATCTAGCCATCAGATAGCCCGAAACATCCTAGGCACAAAGCGAACCGACGCTTTCTCTCGGTCTTCGCCAGCCGCCAGATCAAACTGTTTTTCGTATTCGGCCTGCAACATCGGCACTCGTGGCGCAAGCTCCGGGTCTTTCATAGCAATATAATACGCCAGCCCCGCCACCAAACAGGGAAGGAACCGGAAGTTAACATCGGCTGTTTCTGCGCCAGCCCCAGCATCCTGAATCCTACGCATACGCCAATACACCAATGTGTAGGCGTCACTATCCGGCACAGGCCACACCGTAACAGTGGGGTTATCCCGGCCCCGGTCAACATAAACCTGAATCGGACGCCCCTGTGACAGCTTGTTGGGGATAGAGGAGTACGTGGATACACTCACCCTAGACATATTCAAATCAGACTGGGTGCTTACACTACCTGCGCCAGTACGTATAACCTGTTCCAGTAGGTCTATAGTATCGGCGGGCAAGTTGTAAGTAGCAGTACCGGAAGTAAGGGCAACGTTGCCCTCCTCTATGGTCCACATGTTAAGGCCACGGTTTTGCCACTCAATTGTGAGCAAATTCATAGACCTACGGGCAGTGCGCAGGTCATAGCCTGAACGCATTTCCCTACCGGCACGTTCCCACGCTTCTTCCGCAATCTCGGTGAAGTCTGGGCTGAACGCTGTAGTACCTGATGTAGCCATTATTTCTTCCTAGCCTTCGTTGTCTTTTTGCGCTTCAAAGGCGATACACGCTTGGGTTTCCCCGCTGGCTGGCCTAATCGTTTCTTCTGGCTAATTCTGGACTTCTTCTCCGCCGCAGTCATTTCAGAAGCGGTTTTCGGGGTCTTACTAGACACCCTCTTAGTGGGCCTACAGTACGGCGTACCGCGTTTTTCACCCTCTTGACGCCCGCACGCCTTACCTGTACGAACGTCCTTCCAGTCCTCTTTAAACCAGCGTTTGAGGGCCGCGCCCTTTTCTGTCTTACGAACCGCCACTAGCCTTCTTCCTGCATTTGGCTATAGCCCCGGAGGCGTAGGCAGACGGGAAAACCTTATACTGCGATTTCACTTTGCGATAACACGCATCCTTTACCGTACCGCCTTCCCTCATGCCACAGCCACAGCCTTTTTTGTAATAGCTTCTCATCGCATCTTACAAGGACGTACACCTTTCATGGCCATACCAGCACCACGGACTTTACCGCCCCGCTCGTACTTCATTACCTTGCCGCCGCCCATCATTTTATGCTCAGAGTCTTTCATCATGGAGCCATCAGGCATTTTGTGGTATCCAGCCATACCACCTTTTTTCATTCTTTTAGTGCCACAATTTGACATTTTGCCACCTCGTTTAAATTTTTTACCTTCGTCCGCCTTTTCGTAGTCTTTGCCCACACTCTGTGGGATTCC